CTAATTTTGCTTCTGGATATAACATAGGCGTATTAAGCCCTTCCAGTTTCCGCCACACGTACCAAAAATCAGCCAAAAAGTGCTTAACCATTTTTCTAATAGCCGCTTTTGCCTTGTGCAGTATTCGATGCGTGTCGATTAACGGCATTTCCTCTGGTTTTAAAGTTGCGTCTAACGCTTTTTTGATATTTTCTTTCATATTAATTGTGTTAAAAAACCCACCCCCGGGTTTGGCCTGCACGCCGCCCCCTGAGATGGGTTCTGTTTTCACTCGTTTTCCGGATGGTGCAGCATCCTAAAACTTTTTTTGATTCACTTAAACAGCATGGTTGTCTTCCATCAGATGATTCACTTAGCAAATATACAAAAAAATTATCACATTAAAAAAATTAATTTCAAAAAAATGTAATATACAAAAAGACAATTCCGGCGATAATTGCCGCAACCAAAAGAACGCCGATTGCCAATAATCCAATTTCTTCCAAGCCCGTGACACCACGTGCTTCATGTGAAATTTCAGTGTGTTGGCTGCCACATGCCGGGCATTGAAAGATTTCCGTTTCGTGGCCGGAATCAGTGTGAATTGGTATTCTTCCAATTCCTTTTTCGTTCCAGTTTCTTTTACAAGAGATGCAATGGTAATTCATAGTGCCAAGTTTTAAAATGGTACATTATTAGTTATATTAAAGTCAAAATCTTCATTTTCTTCTATTTTCACGGGTTGCGTTAACCAATTACTGTTATCCCAATTATTTACCCCTGAATCTGAAATCGTTTCTAACCTTCCGTTATTATAATTGTACTTGAAATTAGACAATCCTTGTTCTCCCAGGTGCTTGAACTTTATCTTTTGCCATTTAATTTTGACATTATTTGACATTGTCCCATCCTCCATCTTTTCTCTTGCAACAATGAACCCGTACTCAGCTTTATTGTAGAAGTTCGACCCACCAGAAATATCGTATAAATCCGGGTTGTCCTTTTGTCTCATCGTGACCGGGTGAGCTACAAGAAAAGTAAGCAAATTATTCATTTTGCTGAACTTATCTAACTTGTTCAAAAATCTACTAACATACTGATCATCCCTTTCTCCGCCTTTTTTCTCGTGTTCAATTCTATTGTAAGGATCTATAACTAAAATATTTATGCCTTTTTTCTTCACGTAATATTTTGCAGATTCAAGTATTTGATCTAAGGTCATATCATAATCATTGAGAATATAATAAAAATTATTACTTATATGCTCATAGGCTTGATCAAATTCAATATCATTACTTACTTTTTGTCTAAATTTTTTACCTATAAACTTTTCAAATAATTTTGCATAATGATATTTCAGCGGGTAATTTTCAGGTGTATAATAAGCTGCTTTCCAATCATATAGAATGTTCAATTTTGATACTATCCAATCGACTATTTCACTTTTCCCGCTTCCAGGCACGCCTGTAACAACCGCCAATCTCCCAAGTTCCCAAGTTGCAAATTTATCTATCTCATCACATTCTAGCTTATTGCCTTCTTGTATTCCATCTTTAAAAAAATTAACAATCTCGTTATAAATTGAAGGTATTTCTACAACACCTTCAACAGGTATATCCTTTGCATCATCAATCAATTTTTTAAATTCAAGTCCTCCGTATTTTATGAAATAATCATTCCCATCTTTGCATTCTTTGAAATTTACTAGCTTACATTTTTCCGCTCCAATTCGTCTAATTAGCTCGTCTCTAAGCTTCAATCCTTCAGTGTCATTATCAACCGCAATATAAGCTGTTTCAATCTTATCGAATAGCTCCGATACTTTTTCGAAATATTCCATCTGCTTTGCATTCGCCCCGTTGGGGGTACTAATCGCGTTGTCATAGCCATTTTCCACCCAGGTCAAGTAATCCGGCTCTCCTTCACAGATGATTATTTCGTTATTACTCTTTAGCGCATCTTCATTGAGAAAAATCAATTCAGCACCAGACACGAGTTTCATTGTTTTTTTTGGCCCTCGAAATTTAATATTAACCAGGTTATTCTCTCTCTCGTAAGGAAAACACATTACCTCAACCTCTTTGTTGAATTGCGTCATCCACTCAACACTGGAATATACTTTACATTTTTCTAAAGTCTTCTGGCTTATCATTCTACCTTCCCAGTATTTTACCATTTTGTCGGTCAAATCTGTTTGATTTTTCCATTCTGGTATCACATACTCCTTTTCTCTCGAATAAGGCTTATACTCGAAAAACGCCTCGTTACACCTGTGACAGTACCCTCTATTCTTTTGATTATCCCAAGACAAATCCTTTTGATTTTGTTTACTCGGTGAATGTGTATGAACGCAGTTTGGACACTTTAGCCGTTCCTCTTTTGGCGTTCCTTTCAATGTTATATCGAACAACTGTTTGTTTGTAGCTTGTATCCTCATGATTAAAAATTATCAAATGCAGATTTTTGTTTGTTTTTTTGTTTATTCTCCTCCTTGAACCATACACCATGCATTTTTTGCTTCCAGTTTTTTATTTTATTCCCCCTGGAATCATACCAGTTTGCGGTATGATAATAATTGAATGCTTTCTCTGCTGCCTCTTCTGTATATCCATTTTCAGAGAAATATTTTTTAATCTCACTTAAAGTAGGAGGTGTAAATTTACTTTTTTCTCCTTTCATATTTCCTTCTTCCTTTTTCCTTTTTCCTCTTTCCTTCTTCCTCTTTCCTTCTTCCTTCTTAAGCAAACCATTTCGAATGCTTTCAAAGGCTTTCGAATCATTCCCCAACCCTTCCGAACCATTCCCTAAAACCTCTGTTTTCAACCATTCTGGAAGGTCGTGAAAAATATTAACTATTCCAATTTTCATGTTCGCATTTAGCCTTTGATGATTTAAAAAATTTGGGATTATTATATAATTACCCTTGTAAAACACTTTCGAATCATTACCGAACCTTTCGAAAGCCTTTCGAATGGTTTCCTGGTTGAGCCCTGTCTCGAAAGATATTTTTTTCAGGCTTATCTCGTAAATTCCAAGGAGATTAGAATGGGGAGAGGAAAGGCAGTATAGAAACAATAATTTTTCAGAGGGGTTCAACTCCTCTACGTAAGGATCGTTCCAAAACTTAGTGTTTATCGATCTTAATTTGTTTGCCATGGTTATTTTTTTTTTCTGTGATACATTTTTCTCATTTCATTGAGTAACTCGTCAAACGTGCGTATATATCCCATATCAACCGCAAAGGCTAATTTTTTTTCTAATTCTCTTAAGTTATCAAGCTCTTTCTCTGTTGCTGTTTGCCTGATTCCTTTTTCGTGCCTGTCAAATATGATATAATTCAAGCCTTTAGCGAGTTGTGAATAATTGACATCTTTAAATTTGGACACTGCATTTGTCAAACCCAAATAATTGTCCCCGGCATTATGCCTAAATGCAATCAAGTTATCGTGAACAAATTTTATTACCTTGACCTCAAAATGAGGGTTCAGCCACATGGCAAATTTTATAAATAACATTGGTGTCATCCAAACGCAACCTGCTTTCCTATTGCCTTTTTTATCTGTCAACGCCTTGGTCCTTTTAACTATCTGATTTATAGGTTTTTCGTGATTACGAATATTTAATTCATCAATTAGAGCCTCAATGAAATCATTTGTGCTGCTATTATCTAAAAAATGATTTATATTTTTCTTTTGCCCAGAGTATTTATTCCAACCATTTATTAGCTCTGTGGCATTAAAAAAAGAATCTTTTGTTCTTTGGATAACATTGAAATTACCCATCTTTCGATTCATGTTTACATTTGTTTTCATAGTTACACATGTTAAAAGTTTGAAGCCAAAAAAAATTACTCCTTAAATCCCATGGACTTCATGGCGATTAATACCCCTGTTGAAAAATTATTGTTATGCAATTGGATATTAAATGCTGCCCTGGTTATCCCTGCCCTGTCAGCTATTTGCTGCCCGTTAATTTTATGACGGTGCATCCAAATCAATACCTTTTCGTTTGTTTTTGTTATCGTTAACATATACAAGTCAATTAATTAATTCTAAAAAAGGCCCGAAGGCATATACAAACTTACAAAAGTTTTCCGATTTCTGCAACTTCTTTTGCAAATTGTTTATCAGTTTTAACCTGATTCATCACTGACTGTATAGAATGTAATACAGTTGCGTGATCTCTGTTTCCTATTACATAACCTATTTCTTTTAACATAAAGTCTGTTTTTTTTCTAGAAAAATAATGTGCAATCTGGCGACATTTGACGACACGTCTTTCGCGGGTATTTTTCTGTACTTCTTCAATATCAAGCTGATAATAATCACATATAGCTTTCAGTATTGTTTCAGGAGTTAATTCTTCTTCTTCGATAATTGGATTTTGCTTTTTTACAAAATCTCGCAACAATTCTCTTGTTATTTCTGATACAGTTCTCATAGTATTTCATTTTTTACGTTTTTGACCCTGAAATTCACCAAAAAACCTGGCAAAATTCAAGCTCTCTTTAAGGCCTATGACTGCCTGTTTCTGTTGAGGATAGCCAAAAGGGCTGATTTTAGTTGCAATGATTTTCACTTTCCTACGATACAAAATCGCTTCTATATGCCACTTTTTATCATGCCCCTCGGCTATTGCTTTTCGTTTAATTTCGTCAGCTTTTTTCTTTAGCTTTCGTTGGTGCTTTGTTTTTTTACTCATTTTGAACATTTAGAGTTGAGTTTTGTGTGGCAGCTCAAATTCTTCTTATCTGCTGCCACCCTTAAAGTTACAGAGACGTTGTTGATTTTTTAGCTATCACTTTATCAAAAATCGTCTACTGCCTTTTTTTTGCTTTAAAAATTGCTTATATAATTCCGGTTTTTGTTTTTTAAATTCTTCAGCATCAAACTTAACGCTGTCTTTTGATTTTTTCCAAGTAAATAACACATCACCGGCATAAATCATTTTTTCAGCGTCTCCAAAATGTTGTTTTATATAGTCTTTAATTTGAGCTATTCTGACTTCATTTTGTTTTTTTTGCTCGATAAGATCTATAAGTTCATCGTATAGTCTCATGATCTCGTTATTAGCTACAACTTCTTTTCCTTTATTTTCTTCAGGATACATCTTTTCAACATCTTCAGCGTTTACAGGTTCTGGCGGAACATCCTTTACTACATTTTTTGTCCAAAACTTTTCTGCCTGTTCTCTCATGTAAGCTATATAATCGCTGTCTTTTTCAACAAATACATGATCGAAATGATTCCTGCCCCCATACGATGACACCCAAGCTATTGCACCGCTATCGCTTCCGACAAGCATTAAATACCACTGCAGTTGAGCGTACCAATACATTGGAATATCATCCTTGTCTATATTCATTGTGGTTGATTTACATTCCAACACCTTGTTGTTATCATACAAACGGTCAGGACTTCCAATAAAAAATGGATTTTTTTTATCTACATAAAATATATTTCCAACACTTTCTTTGTTTATTTTTTTCCCTACCCCTTTTTCGAAATATTCACTAATTGCGAGTTCAAGGTAATGCCCGTTTTGCATAAGGTCATTTATTTCCATAGCGCTTCTTCCCGTTTTAATCTCCCAGAGATCATAAGGAGTTTGAAACTTGTTCAAACCAAGGATGGTGCCGATTTCGCTGCCACCGATACCTTTTGATCTCTCTAGTAACCACTGATCTTTAGCTAGATTTTTCATTATTACTTATTTTTTGATTTTTAGATTGTTTAGTTTTTTCTTTTGATGTACTATATTCCGGTTCGAAAATTGTTTCAAGCTTAGCATCACCGTCTTTAATGGACTGATCGAGCTCCAGTAATCTCACTATTTGATCTTGTTTTATTGCATTAGTAGAACCTAATCCAAGGGTCTTTAGAATTTGGTTTTCAGTTACTCCATATTGCTCTTTGAAATAATCCAATGCCTCTTTTCTGCGTTTAATCAGTTTCGTTTCGTCTGAAATATCGCCTGTAATAAGGTTGCGGGTTTCTTTATAAACTTTTTGAGTGATCGCCTGTGGAATAACTCTAAGAATAGCGTTTCTTTCAGCAATAGCCGAGGCAGCGTTCGCGGTTGTTGTTATCATATCATCGTTATAGCGCTTACCATGTCGGTCTATTATTTTTTTTCTTACCTCCGCTTTAATTGCATAGTTGTTTTCCAAATCCCAGGCAACTGCTTCAGTTACAACATGTTTAGCCAAGATGTGTTTCACTTGGGTTTGTATACGGATATTGCCCCAGCACTGGGCAACTATCCTTGCAAGATGAACTGAAGGGCCTGTTATATGTTTGCCCGCTCTTGGTAGTGCATAACCACAGCTTTGAGCCGTTTCTTGATCCATCGTGGCTATTGTTATAGCTTGGTTAGTTGATTTTTTCACATCTCGTGGGTACCTTTTTGCAGTTGATATATGAACATCTATTGATGCTTTTTCGCGCGCCTCTGCAAGTTCGTATCCGTTTGTTTCATTTACTTGTACTTGTTGATTATCGTTGTTTTGAGTTTCCATGTCTTTTAATTTTAAATGTTAGTAATTCCTGTGAGAATACACTTCATTCAGCAGGTATACAGAGAATATACCAAACACAACTGCTAGAATAAGAGGGGCATCATGATCTACCGTGAATGATCCGATGAGCGAAATCACGGCAATTGTAAAAAATATCCAGGCATATGTTTTCATTTTGGCCATTTTATTGGTTTTACATCAAATAGAAAATTAGCATCAACATCTAACGTGTCACATATAATACGCACGTGATCAATGTCAACGCGTTTCGCTTTGCCGCTAGCTAGTCTCGAGATATTGATATACTGTGATCGTTTTGGGCTATTTGGCCACAATTTTTCGGCCAGCTCAATTCGAGTGATTTGTTCGCCCGTCTTAGCGGCGTGGAATCCCATCGCTTCAATTAGTTTGATTTTTTTCATTTCTTATAAGTTTTGAATTGATTTCAAAATTTTGGCATAAGCGGCCGAGAGCCGCAGAAAAAATTCACTCCTTTCCTGCCATTTTTGCCTGAAATACTTATCGCTCTCGTTCTGAGCGTAGTTATAAGTCCATTTCGCATCATCAGCCGCACGCTCGGCTTTCCATAATAGTTCTCGTTTTTTCTCATCTGTAATCATAATTTTTGATTTGTTCATTCTGTATCGTATTTTGAAAGTTTTGTACTCGTAATCCGCCACTGGTCATACCAGTAGCCGTTTTACAATAGTTTAAAAGACGAGTTGTCAATCCATTCGTTAAACTTATCCTGTCTGCCATCTTCTTCTGCCATCTCCAGCAAGCATTTTTTGCAATAAAAATCATACTGAGCACCCCGTATCTCGTATGCGTGCAGCTCGTCGCTGTCAGCACCACACCCATCACAGGTTGGCTCGTTTTCAATATCAAACTCTCTCTCCCACCACTGGAGATTAATGTCTGGCTGGTTATACGGCGCCCTGGGGTCGTGTTCAGCTCCTAAAGGCAAATTCATAAGTATCTGTTTTTAAGCATTTTATTAAAATGTCCAGCGCGTCGAAACTAACGGGTGCGCTGGTAACATACAGGAAGGGCAAGCCACGTTTCTTGAAGTGACTTCTCATGATTTCCTTTTCATCAGACTTGAAGGTAAGCGGG